GAAGAAGAAGTTATTAATAATGTATTAGATTTTAATAAATACGAATTAATTAACAAAAGAGTTGTAGAAGATATAGTTACAGTAGGTATTGGAGCTGTAAAAACAAGATTTAATAAAGCTGAAGGAGTTGTGGTAGATTATGTAAACCCTTCTAATTTAGTTTATTCATATACAAATGATCCTAATTTTCAAGATCTTTATTATGTAGGTGAAATAAAATCTATTACAATACCTGAATTAAAAAAAGAGTTTCCTAATTTAACAAGCGAGGAACTTAAAACAATTCAAAAATATCCTGGTAGAGAAGCATACATGCGATCGCCTAACGCTGATAATGATTTAGTTCAAGTTATATACTTTGAATATAAGTCTTACATAGATCAAGTATTTAAAGTTAAAAATACAGAAAATGGATTAGAAAAAATATTAGAAAAACCTGATACATTTAATCCACCTGAAAGTGATAACTTTAGTAGAGTGTCTAGAACTATAGAGGTTTTATTTACTGGTGCTAAAGTAATGGGTACAGAACAAATGCTTAAATGGGAAATGTCTGAAAATATGACAAGACCTAAAAGTGATTTAACTAAAGTTAACATGAACTACAATATTGTGGCTCCTCATATGTATGAAGGCCGTATAGATTCGCTTGTAGGTCGTATTACTACTTTTGCTGATATGATTCAGTTAACATCGTTAAAATTACAACAAGTAATAGCAAGGATGGTGCCAGATGGTGTCTTTGTAGATGTTGATGGTTTAGCAGAAGTTGATTTAGGTAATGGTACTAATTATAATCCACAAGAAGCTTTAAACATGTATTTTCAAACTGGTAGTATAGTTGGTAG